CCTCCTTTAGTGCATCACCTATAGGTGGATGCTCCTCCAGGAGTACTCCCCTTTCCCGATGTTTACTAGTTTCATCAACTAGTCAGCTTCACAAAACGAGTTCCCAGTCTTCATCCTGATACTCGAGAAAGGTGCTATCTAGGTCTATGCCTATATTCGCCACTTTAACTGTACCGTTATTAACCGGTTCAGGGATAATGTTTAGTTCATTTGTTTCAATGAACTCTTCTAAAGAGGTTGAATGCTTTTCTTTAAGCATCTCTTCCAACCCGACCAATGAACTTTTTAAGAAGTCCACAGGTATCCTTTTTGAGTAAGTTGACCAACTTCTCTCAATGGAAATGTTAAAATTGTTAAACAATTCTAACATCCGGTTCATTACATCTTCGGGATCTCGAAGATTCATGTCAATTCTTGGATCCATTAACAATAGATCCAAAGAGTCGAAGACAAGATTAAGTTTATCCTTAATAATGTCACTATTGTTAGTCTGCATTATCATGCAGATTAACATTATGTCATCTTCAGATAATTCATCTAAAGATGTATAATCTCTACAAACCTCTGAAAAGGTTTGGAAAGTCCTTATAACCTCTTCCTTTAATGTCCAGAGTTTATTCTGTCTAGATATAATAGAAGGATCATCTATTATATCGATAAATGGCCTTAGCTCCTTGGTTAACTTGAGTAAGGTTTCAATACTATTAGGCATTTCTTTACTGCCTATTAGTCTATTGCATGCGGCAAAGATTATACTATGCGCAAGCAGACACTGAGTTATACTTACATCTAAGTAAGTATGACCTTTAGAAAGTCTTCCAAATTTCCTTTTGAAAGACCTTGTGAATATGGATGGTATATTTAACTGTACCATCACATCAATTACAGATGAGAAGTAACTACAACTCATCTTATCCATTATCAATAGAAAGTGTTTTAGATTTTCTATTGACCATTGTTCTGTCCTATGGTCACTATACCATGAGGCCAGCCCTATATAGTTACTGAATTCTTCATCAGCAACTAAAAGCTTTGTTGGTATCGGGGTTAACTCGGTACCATCAAGAATAAGGTATTTTGCAAATTCTGCAAGTTTTACCTTCATTTCTGGGTTATGTGGATTATACAGATAACCCTTATTAAGATTGCACTCAACGTTCGCTGAATGCATCAATCGTTGATAAAGACCTGGGATTACCGTGTCTTTATCTTCACAGGTTATTAGGCTGTCATCTCCTAATACCCTATAGAAATCTTTTGGATCCAGGTAAGGATCAAAAAGTCTTAAAGTCGTGAGCATCACGATATGATGCTCAAGCGAGAAGCTCGGAAAGGATGATAAAAATCCTTGCGGTTGCCCATTTGAGAATGAGAAGTTTCGCTCATTCCCACCTATGTTGATGTAAGATTGACTTGTCATCATCTCAAGCCATGTATTGGCTAAATCCAATGCATAATCATTCTTACCAAAGATTAAATCTTTGATAATCAACCATTGCAAACCTATACTGAAAGTATCGGTTGCAGATGTAAGATCCAAGGAGTATATACTCCATGTATCTTTCTTATCCATGACACTTTTTATGTGTTCTGGACCCTTTTTCTGATCAAATGTGCAATCACTACTCACATTTTTCAGAACTCTTG